TGGTATACAGAACATGGTATTGAGATGAACAATATGAATAGCCAAGTAGCACACCTAACACAAATGAAGAATTTACTACCATGTATGACACGTAGTTGTGTTGTATGTTTAGATGATACTTACATACACAATGGAGTATACATTGGAAAAGGCGGAGCCGTTGTCCCATACTTATTGGCCAACAATTTTAAATTAGAACTAGCTCAAGACTACGGAGTAATTATGAGTAGAACAAAATGAGAATTTTAACATTAGAAAATACTGTATTTGATTTAGATACATTACCTGAAGAGATTGACGATTTACGTTTTTCTATATTTGATAACAGTGATCCACAAAACCCAGATCACTTGTATATTCCACTTATATTTTTAGAAACATTTAATTCGCCAGCATTGGTCCTGCGTATTGGTGATACCACAATGAAGATGCCAATTGACTGGCAAGTGCTAATTGGAGAGCCAGAGGTAGGCGACTTAGAGATGCTACAACTTACTAGCATTAACGATAGAGGATTTAAAGTATTTCAATTTAATCCACTTACCAGCTTTCGACCTAGTTACATGGACATTGAAATAGTTGATGTATATCAGGACGTAACGTGGTATGTACCTAAATTGAAAAATGGACAGATGTTAGCCGTTCCGGTAGAAGATAAAGATGATCCACGATGTGCGTACTTTGTCAAAGACATCAGTCGTAACTGTGAGATCGTGGACTACAATAAGGCTTGGTAATATGGAATTTACAAAAGGTATATTTACAGTTATAAAAAATAAGATGGACGACAGTGCAGTTTTGGCATTGATCTATACTGTAGGACATGTTATAATAGCAATGAATGTTGTATACTGGATGACCGGTGCAAGTATATGGGAGGCTGGTACTGTAGCATTAGTCGAACCTTGTATAAATGGTGTTTGGTTTTATATACTACACAGAATGTGGACAAAATACAATGAGCGAAAAACTTAGTATAGCAAATGAAATGCGTTGTCTGGATAGCAAGGACCGCAACTTCTATGACAGTCTTACAGATGAAGAACGTAAAAAGTATTCAAACTTTCTTATGATACGTTGGAGTAGTGCAGTACAAGGACCTGCAGAACTACAAGAATACTATCTGGTTGCGTGTAACGAAAGACTTAACAAGCATTTCTTTGATATCAACAAGCATCAAAAATTACAATGGTTGTGTGCTACAAGTATTTCACCAGGCATGGGNTCGCACAGACATCAATGGATTGCACCAAAGAAGAAAGAAAAAGGCAACAACGAAGGCAAGAAAAGATTCTTATGGAACTGTTTCCTGCAATGAAAGCAGATGAGATAGAACTACTAAGCAAACTTATGACAAACAAAGAACTAAAGGAACACATGCGTGACAGTGGAGTCGCAGACAAAAAGTGAAATGTATAAATGCAAGTACTGTGAACGTGAGTTTAGAAAAGAAAGCACACTAGCAGTACATCTTTGCGAGCAAAAACGTAGATATCAAGAAGAAAAAGAAGTGGGTGTACAGATTGGGTTGCAAAGTTATTTAAAATTCTACACTATGACACAAGGCAGTGCAAAACTTAAAACATATGCCGACTTTGCCACATCACCATACTATAAAGCATTTGTAAAATTTGGTAGACACTGTGTTGGGATAAATGCTATTAACGTACCAAAGTTTGTAGAGTATGTGATCAAAGAAAACAAGAAACTAGATCACTGGTGTAAGGAAATAGTATATGATGAATACTTGCGTCAGTACATCCAACGAGAAGCACTTACTGACGCACTACAACGTGGCATAGAATACAGTATAAAGTGGAGCGAAAAAACAGGACACCCTGCACAAGACTTCTTACGTTATGGAAATGATAATGCAGTTGCATTNGCTATAAGTACAGGACGTATATCACCTTGGCTGGTATTTAACTGTGAATCAGGACAAGCNTACTTGGCAGACATGAATGCAGATCAAACAAAAATAGTATGGCCATGGATTGATCCAGACTTTTGGACTAAAAAGTTTAAAGACTATCCAGCAGATCAAGCCTACTGTGAAGAAATACTTAAACAAGCAGGATGGTAAAATGCCTTTCTATACAGAAAAAATCACATTAACATTACCCGAGGAGAAGAAAATGGGACTAACAAGACCTAAGTTACAACAGATGGAGAAGAAACCTAAACTAAAAGACAATGACTTTATCATTGGTATGATTAAAAGTGCTATACGTATAGGTGCATGTTACATGTTGTATACAGGCAATATTGAGATGGCCGCAGTAACTTTTGGTATTGCAGAATTTGCTGGTATTGGAAACAGACTAAGCAGATGAGTCCAGACTTTCCGTTGATATATTGCAATGGAGATAGTTATAGTAATCCACTGTTTCATCCAGCATTAGATAAAAAAACATTTGCTGAATATGTTGGTAATGCATTAAACGGGTTTGTTCTAAATCAATCTATTAACGGATCGTGTAATCGACGTATTGTTAGAACAAGCCTGTATGATATGATAGAACAACGTAGAGTAAATCCTAATCAAAAGATAATTTTGTTATTAAACTTAACTTTTGAAATACGTAGTGATTTATGGGTTGATGATATAAAAGTTGAACGTGAGCAAGAATCCCATTTTGTCGGACATCAGTTTGCAGAAATTGATACTTGGAAAGAAAAATTGCTAAAAGGAAAGCCCATATATGGCAGAGCAACAGGAGCAAAAAGAGAAAGTGATATGCTTTCGTCTAGGTTTTTGCCTAAACTAAATCATGGTAAAGCATTTTTCTATAGTCCTTATGCTGAACGTATTAACTTATATGCCGACTTGATTATGTTTACTGCGTTTTGCGACCAACATAACATAAACTACCTTATCTTCCAATCACCTCGTGCTGAAAAATTGCAAGAGGAACATCTATTAGATACTTTTAAAAGTAAAGTAAACAACAATGCTAAAGTATTTGATCTAGAAAACTTTGGATTCTTAGATTGGGCTTATAACCAAAAATATAAACCACTGGATAAACTTGACTTACCTCAAATAGGCCACTATAATAAAGATGCACATAAGGCATTTGCAGAACAAGTGTTAATACCAAAACTAGAAGAAACAAAACAAATATGAGTGCAGACGTTGATATAGACTTTGCTGACAGGCAACACATAATGAATTTGATTCAGTGTACTTCTGCTAGACAAAATGCAGAAGGAAGAAAGCATAACAGTGGCGTCTATGTTACACCTATACCAGTTGATGCACCGAACGGTTGTGCAAGTATAGACTATGAATATGCTGAACAACGTGGATATTTTAAACTGGATTTACTAAACCAAAGTGTGTATACACTAATACGTGATCAGTCACACTATGACACCATGTTGGCACAAGACACTGACTGGACCAAACTACAAGACAAAGCATTTTGTGAACAGATAGTACATATTGGAAACTATCATGATCTAATTTTAGCAATGAAGCCAGATACTATACAACGCATGGCCGCGTTTATCAGTATAATACGTCCGGGCAAAGCACACCTGCAACGTAAGAGTTGGGCAGATGTATTTGCAACTGTGTGGGATGGTGATGATAGTGTCGGTTTTGTGTTCAAGAAGTCGCATGCTGTAAGCTATGCATGTCTTGTTGCATTACATATTAATCTACTTTGCGAACAAGTGTAATACTTCTACGTTTAATCTTTTTACGGCTTAGTTCTTGTAAACTAGTAGCAGGTCCTAGTATTATATCGAGATCTTTATTAATAAATGTCTTTAAGAATGGTCTAAACTGCTCCCAATCTTGCTTTAAAAATATGTTAATTGGTATACTACGATTTGATTCCCACCACCATGTATTAGCAAGTTCTAAAAAGTCACGTTTGAGCCGGTCTTCAACAATACCACCAAAGTCATATATTGTTGTTATTTGGTCATCTCTATTTTGTATTACGCCAACGTATTCATTACCTGCATATGTGCAAAATGTAATGAATGGGTACCGCTCTGCAATCTTTTCGAATAGCTCTACGCCCATAAATACCTAGTAATTGGAGTTAAA